GATACAGCAACACCTGAATTTATGGAGTCAATTTTAAATGATGATAAGTTTAAAGAGTTTGTTAAACACAAATATGAAATTGCATATGGAAACATTATGGGAGAAACTCCTGTTTTGGAAGAAACAGAAGATGCTTAAAGAAGGCGTTGATTATCATTTCTTCGACTTCAAAGATTCTGATATAACTGGTATAGAACTTCTAATGAAAGAATATAAAGGAGTAATATATCACTATCAGAAGGCAAGAGTGCTTGAAGAAGGTGAATTTGCAAGATTGCAATTCGGATATACGATTGTTCATCCTGGTGAACATGACATTGATGACTTGACAAAAGATGATAATTTGCATACAATCATGGGTGATATACTTACTACACTATTAGAAACACAGGCAAATGAACAGACTAGAACAGACAATAATCAAGAATTTAATATACAATGAGGAATATGTCCGTAAGGTATTACCATTTATTCGACCAGATTATTTCTCAGACAATGCAGAAAAGATTGTATTCAAAGAAATATTTGAATTCATAAATCAATACAAGAATCCTCCTACACATGAGGCACTTGTAATTAACTTCACAGAGAAGAAGAATCTTACTGAGCCTCAAGTTCAAGAGGCAATTGCACTACTAAACAAAGTACACCTAGATAAAAACGAACCAACCGAAACACAATGGTTGATTGAACAAACTGAAAAGTTTTGCCAAGATAAGGCCATCTACAATGCCATTATGGAATCTGTTTCTATTCTGGATAGTAAGAGTGAGAAAAGAACTAAAGGTGAAATACCTCAACTTCTAAGTGATGCTCTTGGTGTTTCATTTGACAATAACATTGGTCACGATTACACACAAGACTTTGATTCTCGTTATGATTCTTATCACAAAGTAGAATCTCGTATTCGTTTCGACCTTGACCTCTTTAACAAGATTACAAAAGGCGGTCTTCCAATTAAGACATTGAACATTGCACTTGCTGGCACTGGTGTTGGTAAGTCTTTGTTTATGTGCCATGTGGCCGCAGGTAATCTATCACAAGGTCAAAATGTTCTCTATATCACAATGGAAATGGCAGAAGAAAAGATTGCAGAGAGAATCGATGCCAACTTATTAAATATTGATTTAGATGAATTGAGAACAATCAGTAAAGAAGATTACACAAGAAAATTCTCTGCATTGAAAGCAAAGACACAAGGTAAGTTAATCATCAAAGAATATCCAACTGCTGGTGCATCTGTATTACATTTTCGTGCATTGTTAAATGATTTGGCTCTGAAGAAGAATTTCAGACCAGATATTATCTTTATTGATTATCTAAACATTTGTTGTTCTGCTAGAATTAAACCTGGTGCAAATGTAAACAGTTATTCATACATCAAGGCGATTGCAGAAGAACTTCGTGGTCTTGCAGTTGAGTTTGGATTGCCAGTTGTCTCTGCTACACAAACAACTCGTAGTGGTTTTAGTAATTCTGATCCTGGTCTTGAAGATACTTCTGAATCTTTTGGTCTACCTGCAACTGCTGACTTTATGTTTGCATTAGTAAGTAATGAAGAACTTGAGGCCTTGGGCCAGATTCTTGTTAAACAATTGAAGAATCGCTATGGTGATCCAAACTTACATAAAAGGTTTGTTCTTGGTATTGACCGTGCAAAGATGAGACTGTATGATGTAGAAGATTCCGCACAACAAGATATTGTTGATGCAGGCATTCCTGATAAACCAATAAACACATTTGGTAATCGTGAAAGAAGAAAAGACTTTGGTGGTTTGAAAGTATGAAGTTAACACAAGAACAAGCCGTTCATTGTGCAAATGTATTTTCGGACTACTTTGATAAGTTTGGTCGTATTGATGAATACATGCGTGAACAAAAAGTGGCATCAATGTCAGAAAGGTCACCTGTACTCTTTGGTATGGGACCTGAAGAAGACTTGTTCTCTGATTTCACAATGTCACCTGCTGACATGGAGTTTGAACTCATTGAATTGCCACAAGACCGATGGGACACTTACTTGAATATGATTTCTTCACATTCAAATATGACAAGTATACCTGGTCGTTGTTTGCGTTTGGCAATAATTGAAAAGAAAACTCAGAAGTGGGTTGGTTTCATTCGTCTTGGTTCTCCTGTTATTAATTGCAAACCTCGTAATGATATGTTAGGTCGTGTATTCACACAACATGAAAATGGCGCACAACGATTCAATGCTTGTGCTGCGATGGGTTTCGTTATCGTACCTGCACAACCATTTGGTTTTAATTATCTTGGTGGTAAATTACTGGCTGCAATATGTTGTTCACATGAAGTTCGTAAGATGCTTGATGACAAATATAAGATGACAACTTGTTTGTTTGAGACTACAAGTTTGTATGGTAGTTCTAAGGCAGTATCACAGTATGATGGTATGAAACCTCTGATTAGATTCAAAGGTCTAACTGATAGTGATTTCATGCCTATGTTACATGGCAAAATCTATAGTGACCTGAAAGATTACATTGAAGATATCATAGGTGAAGATTTGGCACCACCTGATGCATCCAGTCGTAAACTGAAGATATCCAATACAATGGTCAATCTTATTAAGGTTGCACTTAAAGGCACACCAGAAGGTGATAAGTTTAAGTTGACTATTGAGAACGCAAAGAATTTGAATGAACAGAAGCGATACTTCATTTCAGACTATGGATTTAAAAATATGATAGAGTTTGTCAATGGTGATACAGAGAAGTTATTACCTGGTGAAAACTATGAGAAACATCATCTGGCCAATATCATTGAGTGGTGGCGAAAGAAAGCAATGAATCGTTTTGACACATTAACAACAGAAAAACGCATTAGGAATGAACAAGAAGTCTGGACAAATGGAACTGTGCTTGACATAATACGGTAGTTGTGATAGCATAAATACTCCAAAATAACGGAGTATTAATAATGACGCCAGCAGATTTAAAGAAGGAAGCAGGAAAAGGACCCTACAAAGGAATTCCTAGAACTCAAATCTTTAAACGAAAAATTATTGACAAAAGACCATTCACTTTAAATAATGGCCAAAAAGTGAATGGTACAAAATGGGACGAAAAGACACTCACTCTTTTAGTCGGTACTCGTAAGATTTCATTAAAAGAAATTAAAAAGGATCCCGACTTCGGTGGTGGCGGTTCTGGTGCAGGTGCTGATGTTACTGCTATTGTTGAGTGCGGCCAAGCACTTGTTTGTTCTTTGGTTTACAATGTGTTGAAACGCACTATTAAATGGGAAGATTTGACATTTGAAGACCTTGAAACTGCAATGACTTATTGTTATCTGTCCGATAATTTAGATACTATACTTGAACGCTCACCTGCTGAATGGGTTCAATCATATGTTAAGTCTGCAAACATCTTATATAAAAACTATAAGATGAGTGGTACACCTGTATACTTTCATAGAGGTTCAGACTTTATGAATGAGGTGTATGCAAGTAAAAAAATCGTATATGATGCAGATAAGAAGTCTGATAACCCACAAGCACCAGGTTCATTTTCAGATGACAAATGGAATCCAGGTGATATTTGGATGACAACATTAAAGAAAGTTCCAACAATCAATAGTGATTCTTGGTCTTCTTTAAACAAAGACATTTATGATTTTGCTCGTGCAAAGAAATTGGTTGGTGTTTCATTGAAGAAAGTTGGTGCAACTGCACACATTGAAGAATATAATGCATTAAGTGTAAAAGAAAATAAAGACTATCGTTATGGTGGTTTCCGTGTTACTTCTGCCAGCGAACGTGGTCCATTACCACCATTCTTCAATTCAATTGACCTTTATATGACAGTTGGAGAAAAAGAAATTCAATTTCGTGCCACATCAGGTGAAGCAAGTTGGCAAGGTGAAATTAAAGGTGCAACTGCCGCAGGTGGTAAAATTGGTGGCGGTAACGTAAACTTTTACCTTAAAAAATACACAGGCGAAGGTGTCTTTGACCGTGAAGAAAAAGAAGTAATTACTTTCACCAAATCAAAAGAGTTTTTTAAGGAGTTTTATCGCCTCTATAAAAAACACTTTGATGGTACAATCCTACCTTATGAAGATTTCGTCATCAATGCAAATTTAAAACAGAAAGAATCGGCTGGTTATTTGTTCTCTAAATACATAAACATGAAATTTATTGATATCTTTTTAAGTGTAAATGGACCCACTAGAAATAAAATTGCTACGGACTTTTTACGATATGCCGCTTCAAACACAGACCAAAGTTCCTTTTTTGTAAAAATATCCTAATATGAAATTCACACAATTTTTAACAGAAGCGAAAAAAGAAGGTGCTAACCTTCACCTAGAACACCTTGAAGATGAAATTCTCAATCGTGGTGTTCAAGGTGGTCGTGATGCAATTAATTTTCTGCAATCTCTCAGGGATATGCTTGCGGGTCATTCATCATCAAAAGTAAACACCACAACAAAGTGGGATGGTTCACCTGCAATCTTTTGTGGTATTAATCCAGACAATGGTAAATTCTTTGTTGGCACAAAAGGTGTATTCAATGCAAATGCAAAGTTGAATTATACTGATGCAGACATTGATAAGAATCATCCAGGTGAAGGTCTTAATGCAAAACTTAAAGTTGCACTCCGTTATCTACCAAAACTTGGCATCAAAGGTGTATTGCAAGGTGATATGATGTTTGCAAAAGGTGACCTATCTGAGAAAACACTTGATGGTGAAAGTTATATTACATTTCAACCAAACACATTGATATATGCTGTGCCATCTGATTCTAAACTTGCAAAGACAATGCAGGCTGCACAAATGGGTGTTGTGTTTCATACTTCATATACAGGTAGAACATTTGCTGATATGAAGGCATCATTTAACATTGACATTAAGAATTTAACACCAACTAAAGATGTTTGGTTCCGTGATGCATATTTTACTGATGCATCTGGTACTGCATCATTCACAGAAGAAGA